CCCGTAGACTGCCAGAGACCAGATTTCCGTCTCCGCCCCCAGCTTGCCCGCCACCTCCTCCCAGGCGTCCACGTCGTTCCAGCGGTACAGCTTGCCGTTGGGAGATGTCCCACCGTACAGCTTCCCCCCGTAGACCGCCAGAGACCGGATGGACGTCTCCGCCCCCAGCTTGCCCGCCACCTCCTCCCAGGCGTTCACGTCGTTCCAGCGGTATAGCTTGCCGTTTGCAGCCGTCCCGCCGTACAGCTTCCCGGTCGGACCGGTGAGGCCACTCAGTCCACTCAGCCCGGACAGGCCGCCCATGCCACCAGCCACCGGTAGGACGGCACTCAGGCCCAGAGCCAATATGACTGCCACACGTAGAATTTTCTTCACTTTACTCCGTCCACACGTGACCATTGATCGTCCCCGTCACGCCCGCCCCCCCCGCTGCCAGGGTCAGCGTGATCGGACTGTTGGCCGTCAGCTTCAATCCCGGCACCCAGGGGAAGAAAAACGCTCCCTCGCTGGTGATGGGCACCTGCCACACTACGCCGCTGTCGTCCTCCAGCTTCACCAGCCCCCCCGTGGGGGCCTCATCGTAAGCCCCGCTAACCATGCCCACCACCCAACTGCCCACCCCCGCCGCCGTCCTGGTGACCACGGCCGCGGTGTTGGATGTGCCAGGTGCATGAGTAAGCGTAGTGGAAGCAGCCTTCCCCCCTGGCGCTACGATGGAGCTGACGGTGACGTCACCGATGGTGTTGCTGCCCGCCCCGATCACGGCATTCGCCAGGTCCACTACCCCCACCGCCATGCCGTTTCCCCGCACGGTGATCGTCCCGCTTATGTACGAGGTCAACGGGCAACGCAGCAGCCGCACGCCGGAGACACCAACCAGGTAGAGGCCATCAGCCGCCGTGGAGGTGGAGACGGCACCATCCCCCAGCCCCGTCCACTGCACGGCGTGGTAGTTCGCGCCATCTATCGAAGCCTGGCAGCCCACCGTCGCGGTGACCAACCCCGCTACCTGGACGCCGACCACCGCCAGGCCCTCGACATTCATCGTGGCCCCCGTAGCATCGGTAATCGCTCCCGTATGAAACGTATGCCACCTGGTGTAGTACGCCTGCGCCGAGGGGGAGGGGGGAGGGGCCCCCTCTTCCACCTGCCTCCCACATCCCACCACGAACGGGCCCGCCACCAGCAGCCCGCTCAACACCGCCATCGCTGCCCACCCTATCCGCTCGTACGCCGATTCGCTCATTGCACCACCTCTCGTATCACGTCTACGTCGGCTCGGTCTAGCCCCAACGCCAACAGCTCCTCATCGCTGGCCGCGCGCACTGCCTCCACAGTGCCGTAACCGCACGCGGCCAGCAGCCAGCCCAGCCGTGCGTCGAGATCAGCCAGCCGACCCGCCAGGTCAGCCCCCAGCCAGGCGCCGTTCATGTCCGCCGACGCCCGCCGACTCTTCAGCCTGCTCACCTGTTCCTTGCTCCCTTGCTACCCCTCGCCGTAACTGGCCTCTGTTGTCATTGCGAGCGTTTTTTGCGAAGCAATCCCCTCGCCACGACAGCCTGAGTAGTTACCCCTCAACGAAGGTCAGCGCCAGGCACACGTCCGCCGCGCTGGCGTGAGTGATAGTGAACGTCACGATTCGGTCGTTCGACGGGAAGTGATACGGATTAACCGCGTCACACAACGCCCCGTTGAAGTTGGCGGCAACAAACTCCGCCGGGACACCGCTTTGCCCGATGGCCCCGCCGTCGATGATGCCGTCCGCGTCGCCCGAGTCTCCCAGATCCAACGTAGCCGCCGTGGCCCCACTACAGACGAAGCTCACGTGCACCAGAGTGGCCGGCCCCTCCAGCTTGAACGTCGCTGTCGGATTCGCCGCCAGGGTGCCGTGATAGTTGAACACGTAAACTAGCTTACTCCCAAGCATAGTAACCTCCTCCTATCCGCTATTCGCTATTCGCTACTCGCTATTCGCTATTCGCTACTCGCTATTCGCTATTCGCTATTCGCTACTCACTCAGCTCGTAGCATTTCTCTTGCCGATCCCCCGCCAGGTGGCGACGCCGTACGCCCACCAGTCCCTGACCTTGATGGGCATCAGGTCGTTGGAGAACATCAGCCCCGCGCCTGGACTGGCCACGCTGAACAACTCGGGAGTGGGGTGCTCCCCCCCGCCAGGACTCTGAGCGTAGCTCATCTGGATGACTGGTGCCAGGACCGGGTCGGCCAGGTACGCCCACTTGTATGTGTCCGTCCAGTCGGGCACCATGACCACCTTCGGCCTTGGATCCCCGGGCCGATCCACCGCGTACGGGTTGACGTCGTAGTCGCTGGTTCCGGGCTTGCCCTGCGGTCCCGCCCCGTAGCCGAACACGATCAGCGCTTCGTCGTACAGGTCCACCGGCACCAGACAGAACACCGGAAACAGGGCCTGCCGCTTCGCCGACCCCAGCTCCGCCTGCTTCGCACACTCCAGTCGCGCCGCCTTCCACGCCGACCAGGAGAAGGCATCGGTGTTCACGTTGCCGTGGTCGGTGTGGAACAGCACGGTGCTGTCCTGGTCCAACGTCGGGCCGGTGCCACTGTTGACCGTGAAGATAGCGGCGATGGCCGCGCTCCTGGTACGCACCGCCGCGATAGCCAATGCCTTGGGAATGGCCTGCATTTTCGCGATCTCCGACTTGCGGATCATCTCCAGGGTGATGCCCACGTAGTTCCCGTACTTCTCGAAGGCGTCAGTCTCTTTGGAGTCGGCCACGGTCTTCTCGGTATACGCGCCACCCTCACCCACTTTGCTCAGGTTCGAGACCCCTCCGAACTGGATCCACTGCATGTCATGCGTGGAGCCATCATGAGGCTGCACCGCCACTATCTGCTCGAACCACCGATACGCTGGCAGGGTGTCCCAAATATTCACCAGCACTTTGTTCAAGGCATTGGCCGCCAGCCCCGTCAGGGTCGTGGAGTCAGCCGCCGCCAGCCGCGACTGGTCAGGCCGAAACACCCCGTGCCACTCCCAGTCTCCGGTAACTATCTGGTACACCTGCGCGATCTGCCTGAGCTCTGGCGCAGGCACCTTCGCCCCGGCCACGCCGAAGATCCAGTTCACCGCCTCGCCGATCTCCTCCAGCGGCTCTCTCACGGTCAGCCTGCCCCCATCGAGGGGCCGCCCCATCCCGGTGACCACGCTGTCCTGCTGCATGGCCGCCAGCAGCCCCTTGTGCTCGGCGATCACCGTATCCAGCCTGGACGGGCTCACCTGGTCCACCAACTGCCGCCGGACGCTGTCCTGCATGTAGCCCGGCAAGCCCGACCCGCGCAGAGCCGCGTCCACCGCCTGGTCACGGAAGAAGCTGGCCCACTCATCAACACCCGCCACTTCCTGACCCACTTCCCCGACGACGTCCAGCACCTCCTCCTGGATGCCGCCGTCCCCCACTACTTTCTTGTCTTTCATCCCTACCTCCTCTTTTTCTGCTGCTAACTGTGCCAGGATCCGCGTTCCCTCGACGGCCGGCACGTTTACCGCACTGGTCTCCTTCCCGCGCGGCTGCTCGAAAATCAAGCCGCACACCTGCCCGTCGTACTCCTTCCCCCAGCGGTGCTCACACTCCATCCAGGGCTTGCCACAGATGGTGCAGGTGATCGCGCTGTAAAACCACGAGATGCTGAACCGATCTATCTGACCCTCAGCAAAGCTCCAGATGCCCCGCTGAGTGGTGAGCTCGATGGTCTGCCTGATCCCCCCGTCCAGCCACGACCGCCTGATCGTCCCGTCACGGCTATCAATGCGATACTCGTCGTGATCCCGCAGGAAAGGCCTCTCCTCGAAGCTCGCTGCGAACGCCGCCAGGTCCTGGTCGCGAAAGTAGAAGTGGTTGTGATTGCCCCCCGGGATGAACACCTCAGCGTCGAAGGTGATGCCGGGTATCAACTCACCCGCCTGCAGTCGGCGCAGCAAATCGCGCCGATCCCGGCCACGAAAGACCTTGCCATCCACGTACAGCCGGCTGCGTAACGGCTCGCTGACCATCACCATGCTCGCCAATTCGCTATCCGCCAATTCGCTATCCGCCATCCGCTCGAAGTACCCGTCCAACACCGCCCTGGCCCGCTCTTTCACGTCGTCAGGTATGTCCGTCCCAGGAAGCCTGCTGGCCGCCGCCCGCAAACCCGCCGTGATCGCCTTCGGCTCCCCGTCCACGATGTCGGCGAAGGGGAGCTTATAAACCCCCCGGTTCTCCCCCTGGTCAGCATCGTATGCCAGGAAGCACCGCCGCGCCTTCGACGGCTGAGGATCATCATCCCACCCCGCCCAGGCGAAGATCCGCCCCTTCACCGCATCCCCGTCCCAACTGTCTCGCTCCACGATCGGGAGGTCCCGATCCGCCCCCACTTTCCAGTTTGCCATACCCCAACCTCCTGAAAAAGCTAGCTCGGCGCGTCCATCTGGTAGCCGTTCACGAACAGATAAATGTCGTCGTCTAATATACACGCTTCAAAATAGACCTGAATCCTGTCCCCGGCGGCCAGAGTCATCGGCCGCCGACTAACCAGCGGCTGCAACGCTACTGCGTCTGCCAGGCTATCCAGCCAGTACGGTGTCCCTCCGCGCTGAATCCCCAGCCAAATGTCCCCTGGCGCACTGTCACCGTCGTACGCACAGACGTAGTTCACTATCCAGATTTTTCCCGTTGGCACGTACGAGGAATACAGATAATTAACCCCACCGGCCGCGCTTTCCGTAAATGAGCACTCTAAAACGACGCTCTCAATCGAGAACAACTTGTCGCCGCCCAAGGCCTGGACGGTCAGCGGATTCGCTCCAGGCGCGACGCGAATATCGTCAGTCGCAACACTGGCTAGAGCGTTGCGAAGGTCGTCAATCAGTTGCAGAGCGGTAATCATCGTGGACTGGTTCGCCGCAGTCGCCGCCCCGCCGGGCAACGCCACCTCCAACACCTCTACCTGCAAGCGGCCCCCCGCGTCTACCAGCACCTTGACGGGATTGCCATCTCCATCCATGCCGTAGATCCACACGTGGCCGCCCCTGGGATCAGGTATCACTGTCATCCCGTGTTCTCCGGCTCGTTCTGAGTGATGATCACGTCGTCGAGATATACCTGAGCGTTCTCCCCCGCAAGCCCTTTGTTTTGAATCCACACCTCGATGTTCGGCACTACAACGCTCTCCCCCGTTCCCAACGGCGTTCCCGATAGATCATGCTCGGCCTCGTTCAACACTACTCGCTCGTACGTGCCAGCACTGAAGTTCGCCACTACCTTCCACGTCCAAAACGGCAAGCCCGAGTGGAATAGCTCCAAACCCGTTACCAGGTCCTGGTAGCCCACATCGTCCAGGTACCGCAAAGCTTTCTCCGGCGCATCGTACTTTAACGCCGCCGTGCGGAAGTCGACGCCGTCGAATAAGCTAAACGCCATGGTGAGCTCATCCAGCTTATCGTCTATGCAAAAGGAGCACTCCAGCCCAAACCGTGACAACACGGGATACGGGATCACGTGGGTGATGGACGCAGATCGCCCACCGGTCGAGCCCGCCGTCAATAGCACACTCCAGCCCCCACTCCGGGCCAGGACGTTCGACAACCCTACACTCGCCCCGTCCCCGACGTACGTCCCGGCCCACTTCGGCAAGCCCGACTCGAAGTCGTCGAGAAGTATCACGTCTCCCCGACGGTCGAACCACACTATCGAGCCCAGGCGCACCGCCAGCTCCCCCAGGTCGGTCACCGACCATACAGGACCGCGCCGCCTGGCAGCCACCATGGAATGATAGTACTGATCGGCTAACATCTGACTCAACGCCCGACTCATAACCCCACGTCCTCCCACGATACGATGGCGCTCTCCGCCCGATGCCTGGATACCTCTCTCATCCAGGTACGATATGCACGATCAGCTCTGTATACCATCATGTCAAACTGCGTGAGTAACAGCGTGGTGGTCTGCGGGCTCTCACTCTCAATAGCCCGTAACAGCTCCGCCGCCTTCCACACCACAAACAGCACAATCCCCTCAATGTGACCATCGGGCACGGTCAAGACGTCATCTTCATCGGTCGGGTAGAAGTGATCGCCCTGGTACGTAATCACGATGGTCTCGCCTTCGCCCGGCTCTTCGCCAATCCACAACGTCACAGGAAAATCACCCCACACGTCGTAGCACGCCCCACCCAGGAAGCCCTTATCCCTGATCGAGAGGCGCTCCAGGTACTCCGGCGGATCCTCGCCCCCAGGATACTCTACCCGCGTCACCTGGTGAGCATTCACCAGATCTGCCGACAGATCGTACTCCCGCTGGCTACCCACACACTCAATCGTAGCTACCATCTCGGTACGAGGGAACACGATGCTGTAGTCGGCAATGGCATCCGCGATCCACTGCAGCAGATTCGCATCAGTCCACGTCGCACCCGGCAGGCGCTCCCGAATTACGCCCAACAAGCCACCCAGCGTAAGGCTCATTCTGCCATCACCTTGCCCACGATCTCCTCAAACTCCTGCTCCGACACACGCTCCCCCAGGAACTTGAACAGTAACCGCGCTGCAATGCGTTTCAAGGCCGAGGTAGACCCAACCATCTCCCCCAGCTTCCCGAAGGCGTCCATCAGCTCGTCGGAAGCCGCCGCTAATGCTTCGTTGTCCTCAGGCGCAATGTCCGGCACCCCAATGGTCACGTCGGCCAACGTCGCCTGCCGCCCCCGCCGCAAGCCGAGAGCCACCACCCGATTCCAGGCCTGTACCATCACGTCGGCCAGGATGTAGCCAAAGTAGGCCTGCCGCCGCCGCAGGAACCGCCGTCGCTGCTCGGCTAACGTCCTGGAGCTGGCCAGGTTCGCCGTCTCACTCTCGCCGATGTCCAGCAGAGAGAGCCCCGGGCCACCAGCTACGATCATCCAGCGAATCGCCCGACCATCCGCCGCCACGTCGCGCGCCTCCAGACGGGGCGACACAGCCTCCCACTCCTCGTTGTCGCGGTCGACGACCAGCACCGATCCAGGTGACGGCGCCTTGCGGTATTGCTCCTCCTTCGCCCGCACCAGCTTCGACGGCACCTTCACCAGCCACAGAAACAACCGATGAGCGGCGTTGGTCCTGACCCGATCTTCCAGCCAGCGCGAGTACCGCCGGAGCCAGGGCAAGATCGGCGCCAGGTCCGACTCGCCCCGCACACAGCCCACCGGACGGTTGACGGCGTAGTGCAGCATCACTGGCCGAGGGCTCTCACCATCGAGCCCGTTGCGGTCAGGCACCGCACGGGGGTGATACCACACTGCACCGTCCCCCAAGACGTCGCCAGCTTCGTGGTACAGGGTCTCGGCCTCGTAGTCCTCCTCGTCCCACTCCACCCGCTCTATCCTGGACGCCGACACGGCCCTGAAATGGACTGTGCCGTCTGCACTGTTGAAGTGCACCGTGGGGAACAACTCACCCGCCCTGGTCAATTCGTCACACCAATCCGACTGCCGAATCCCCCACCGATTGTCAGGCAGGCTCACCAGGTCCTGAATGAACCTGTCGAGGGGGCCATACGTCGAGTGCAACACGATGGAATCTCCGCCCAGCACGTAGGCAGTGACGATCCCCACGATCCGCCTGGCCAGGGGGTTCTTCCGCCAGGCGTCAAAGGCGTCTTTGAACTCCCCCAGCAGCTCGCCCCATTGCTTGTCGAGATCAGTACCCGCCAGGCCAAACGCTACCAGCCCGTCGTCAGCCTTGCCCACGGCCACCACGGTGACCGCGTCCAGCCGACCCGCCAGCCCCCTGAGCCACCTCGCCAGCAAATCCCTCATCGCGCCATCGTTCCTCACCAGCCACCTGTCTCGCGTTCGTCAATGATGTCCTCAGGCTCGACGATCCTGCTTTCCCCCGTCCCTCGATGCCTTAAGCTGGGCCACCTGAGCGCCGCCAGCCCGTTTATAATGGCCATCGCCCGATCATCTGTCATCCCCGCAGGAGCCTTCAGGGTACCCGCCTCAAAGATGGCCAGCTCGTTGATCGTGGCGTCATCCTGGATAATGCAGCCCCCATCTCGCAGAGTTTCCGCCGTTACGTCGGTGGCCAACGTCTTCATCTTCGCGTTCGACAGCCACCCATCTTTGTTGTCGTGGGGATTCAGGTAAACCAGGTCCTCCCCCCCCCGATTCCTGATTGCCACGTGGACGGCGTGACCGTGGTTGTTTCGCTCGACGCAGATCACGGCCTCGTTATACCACTCCGCCAGCTCTACCAGGTAGCCCCCCAACACGTCGGGCTCGAAATTGCCGTACAGCCCCGCCACCTGACCCCAGGTCAGCGCATCGAACACCACCGCCGGGGAGGGGTCCGACGAGGGGTTCCCTTCCGCAGGGTCGGCCGACACCAGGTACTGACCACCACGGCGCGGCACTTCCCACACTACCAGCCCCGGCAAGGCCGGGCCGACACCCGCCAGCGGCTTCCCTTCCCCCCGGCAGGCCGAGAGCCAGTCAGGTTGAAATCGCTTAGACGACGTCCTGGAGGCCAGCGCTTCCTCAGGTGTGGCCGGATACTCCTGGTAGAGGTCATCCAAACTGTAATCCGCCTTCTGACGCTCGTACCAGACCATATCCCGGTCGGGCCTGGCTGACCACGGCAGGAAAACAGGACAGTAGTTGTTCTCCCCCGCTACGGCCTGGTTCCATAAGCGCTTGAACTCCGACGATGGATCCTCTTTGTCCGCCGTGCTCAGTAACACCAGTTGCCCGCCAGCGTCAATCGTCGGCTTCACCGCCGTCAACAACTGCCGCAGCCAGCGTATGAAGTCGGCCTCGTCTACCACGGCCAACGTCGCCGTGTAGCTCCGCCCGCTGTGCTTGGTGGTGGGAAACGACTGCGCTCGACTGTCCAGCTTCACCAACTGCAGCTCGTGGTCGTTGTCCGTCCCTACCTTCGCCCGCAAGAAAGCCGGCAGCCGCAGGTGCACCTGCCTCACCCGATCCAACAACTCGGCCGCCTCGTCGTCTCTCCTGGAGAACAACAGAACACCTGTTCCAGGACGGAACAACATCATCCACAAGCCATAGCAAACCAGCAGCCAGGTCAAGCCGAGCTGGCGTGCTTTCAAGACGATGGACAATTGATGGTCTTGCAGAGATTGTAAGGTGCTGACCTGGTCCGGCCACAATCGAAACCGCACCCACTCGCGGCTCGTCTTGTTCTCAATCCAGCAGTACGTGTCTATGAAGTAGGCGACATTCTCCCGACACTTGAGTAGCTCAACCTGCTGTTCACGAGTCAACAAGGTTGCTCAACGCCCCCCGCCAAAACTCGGCCTCGGCCTCGCAGGTACTCGACTCGCAGGGGGAATGCTACGCAGCCTCATCACCAACCCTCCACCGCCTCAGCTCCACCGCGGCCTGGGCCAGCAGGTCGGCCCCGAACACCACGCCGAGCGTCGTCTCTCGCCCCGCCCGCTCCATCTCCAGCAGCAGCTTTCCCCACTTCTCAGCGTCGGCCGGGGTAAGCCTGATCCCGCCCTCCTCCAGGGCCACGAGAAACCGCTCCAGAATCAGCCGCCCGATACGAAATACCAGCGCACTGGCCTCAGACGCTTCCGCTTCAGCTTTCTGTAGACCTTCTGTGGACGTTCTGGACCGGAATTCCTGTCTCTTCGCCACCCAGTCGTTCGCCCGCCCGTAGCGAGCCACTTGCTTCTTGCTCACTCCATGGGCGATTGCGAGGTCGCCATAGCTTACCGATCCCGTCACATACTCGTTTTCGATCGCCAGCCAGTCCAGCGTCGCCAAGAAGCCCCTCCACGTCGCGCTCGGCCAGGGCCAGAACCGCCAGCCGAATGTCCTGTATGGCCTGCTCCATGGCATCTAATGCCACGTCCAGCACTTCCCAGCTAGAACGGCTAGAACGTTTCCTCACGCCTGGACAGCCTCCCCAACGTGTCCTCAATGGCCGCCAGGCGGCGCTCGACCCCATCCATGAAGCGGGTGATGTTCTCCAGCGCAGGCTTGATCTCCGCCAGCGCCTGGGTGTTTTTGTCCACCACACCAGCCAACCGCCCGGCCAGCTCCTGCTGCAGGCTTTCCATCCGCTCGTCCGAGCGCTTGATCACCCACACCAGCACCCCGGCCAACACCGCCGCTAACGACCAGTCAGCCGCCAGTTTCAACAGATCGTAGATGCCCATCCCTACCTGCCGCTAACCCGGGCCACCCGAGGAGATATGGCGTAAGAGGATATGGCTTGCTTGATCCCAACGAACCGATCACGCCACACCACAAACGCCTCCCACAGCAGGGAGCGCATCTGCTCCTGGCTTACCAGCCCATCCAGGGCCGTGCCCTTCACGTACCGCACGTAGAGCACGTCAGCCAGCCAGTCCGTGTCGTCCCGTGTGACCACCTCCAACTGACCCGCCGCCCACTCCTGGAGATACTCCAGCCCCTCGTGGACCAGCTTCTCCAGGTCACGCCACAGGCGGTCGCGATCATGCCAGTAGGTCACGTAACCCCACACCGCGATCACCCCCGCCAGCGACACCAACGAGAACACCAGGTTCAAATTCTCCACCAGCCAATCCATCCTGCCTCCTTTCTACTTGCGCACTATAATGGAGCAAAGTCACAAGGTTTCGCCCTGAGGCTCAGCCCGAAGGGTCGCAAAGTCGCAGGGTCGCAGATTGCTCCCTTGCTCCCTTGCTCCGTCAAGGCTCCCTTGCCCGGGGGCCGCGGCTGCCACGGCGCTCATCGCTCTTGTTGGCCTCTCACCTTGCCGCCGCCAGTCACCCCCGCAATCTCTTGCACCGCCGACACCAGCTCATCCCCGCCAGCGTATATCTGCCGAATCTCGAACAGGTACGAGTAAATGCCCGGCCTGTTCACCGGGATCCACCCCGTCAGTCCCTCTCGACAGTACTCGTTCCCCAGGTCAGTGCGGATGTTCTCGATCAGGGGGACCCCCTCCTCTCCAATGGTCAACGAGTAGACCGCCGCCACGCCAAAGTGGTCCCACTCCAGAAAGCCCTCCTCCTGGGTGAGGCCCCAGATGTTCGGATGATCGTACGCCACCCCCCGCCCCGTCTCCCACCCGAACCGCACCTTGACCCCCTCCAACGGTCGCCCGCGCTCATCCCGCACCCAGACGTAGATCTTCTTGTATCCAGGACGATTGTCGCACGCACTCAGCCTGCTAGCCACCACCACCCGCCACCACGGGCTAGGGTTCACCCGTGGCAAGGTGGTCAGCGGCCTCAGCTTACCCACCGTCCCGTCCGACAGATCGCCCAATGGGCGAAAACGCACCACGTACCCCCGCAGCCCTTCCAACGTCAAAGGAGCCGAATCAGAGGGAATCGCCCACCGTATCCGCCCGTCCACCTGCCCCGTTCCCGCCCCCCGCGGCCGCGTCTCATCGAAAAACCCCAGCCGCTTCCAGCCGGACGTCGAATAATACTCCGCCTCCAACGCGCAGGGCCTGGTGTTCGCTACCACCACCTGGTAGCCAAACCCCCACACCACGGGCTCGGAACACAAGACGTACAACTGATGATCCCGCCGCCGTGGTAAAAGCAAAACTGGCCGCCCAGCCCACACCAGCTCCGACAAGTCCTCGAAGCCGTCCTCGTGCTGGTACAGCCAGTAGATTTTCACGTCACTCTCTATCAGCTCGGCCACCACCTGCCGATCTCGCACCGGCTCAGGCCCCACCCCCAGCTTCCACAACAGCCACGCCACCGGGTAGAGACTGATCAACCATCCTATGAGCCACCACAGTGCCATATCACCTCCAGTCGAACGAAAGGGCGGCCACGCCAGACCTCGACCGCCCCCGTCGCCGAGAAATACGCCGGGCCTGGGTCGGCGCGATCTCGATAAATAGAGACGGGCCAAGGATTGGGATCCCAGGCCCGTCAGAAACCCTATAAATTGTGTCCTGCGAGGGGAATTATACTACATTTGGTATCATTGTCAAATCAGCCCCAGCACCTCCAGCAGCTTCCCCAACACCGCAATGGCCAGCAAGAGCAGCAGCAGCCACCACCAATTCCCGAGCTCCTCGCTCGCGTCCTGACCCCGCCGGAATGCCCCCTTTTTGCCCATTTGACAAATTTCCCCTTCTGTGGTAATATATGCCTAGTACAAGGAGGTAACACTATGGAAAAACGATTAGTTGTCCGCCTCGACCCTCAGATCTTCTTGCGCTTCAAGGTCCTCACGACCCTGAAGGGCCTCAACATGTCAGACGTGATCCGACAGCTCATCGAAAACTGGCTGAGGGAAAACGAGCCCGCCCGGCAAGAATAACGAAGCCGCAGGCTGCCGTTACAGCCAGCGGCTTCTCCGACCTCCGTCCCAGGCACCTTAACAGCAGAATACACGGAGGCCGTATACTGGGGGACGAGGATTCGAACCTCGGCCTACGGTTCCAGAGTCCGTTAGCCATCCCGCCCTACCAGGCTGAATCGCTCCGTGGCCACCCTCACGCGCTCCCGATCCTGGTGAGCATAGAAGTTGGCGGTGACCGTAATGTCACGATGACCCAGCTTCTGACGCACAAGCTCCAGGTTCGCCCCATCGTCCAGCCAGGCTTGTCCCACCAGGTGACGAACCGAATGAGGATTCACCCGACCCGCCACTCCCGCCTTCTCCGCCAGCCTGACCAACATCTTCCGCACCGCGTTCCCCGTCATCCCGAACACCGACGAGGAGTCACTGATCACCAGCCACCGCTCGAGAGCACCCGCCGTCCGCTCCGTGAAATCCACCCACCTCCCCCCCGTCTTTCCACTGACCCAGGCGCACCGCTCCTCAACGTTCACGTCGGACCGCTCCAGCCCCACCAGCTCCCCCACCCGACAGCCAGTGTCAGCCAGGAACAACAGCACGGCCAGGTCACGCGGACGCCCGCCCGCAGCAGCCAGCAGCCGCCCCAGATCCTCCCTCGCCATGGCCGGCGACCGCCCCCCTCTCTCCAGCTTCGGCTTGACCAGGTGAGCCGCAGGCGAGCGCTCCAGGTAGCACCGCTTCACACACCAGGCGAAGAACGTCTTGACCGCCTGGATGCGGCCCGCAATCGTCACCGCCGATAACTGCCTGCGGCGCTGCGAAACGACGAAGCGGTCCAGGTCGACTGCCCGCACCGCACCGATCTCACGAATCCCCTGCTCCTCGAGGAAGATGGCCAGGCAGCGCAGACGCTCCTCGTAGGAGCCCAACGTCCGCTCCGCCCGCCCCGCCGCTTCCAGGCACAGCAGAAACTCCTCTATCTCGTTCATCCCAGGCCTCCGTATCGCAACATACCCGGGGGCCAGGGCTTTCCTCGTTGCAGGGCTGCCAGCCCTGGCTCCCATTATATCACAAACATGAAACTACCACAACGCATCCAACTGAAAATCGAATCGCGAGCGTGGCTAGCCGAGATGGCTACCGCTCACCACTACATGCACCGGCCAGTACACCCCCGCGCCTCCCCGTTCGGATGGGCGGTGCTATTCGACGGCGCACAATACCAGCCAGACGGCAACCCGTCCGGTTTTATCATTTTTGCGACAGCCCACTTTACCCGCCTGCGCGGGGAATTTGGCTATCCAGGCTTGCCCACAAAATGGCAAGTTCTCTGCCTGTCCCGTCTCTGGTTGCACGATAACTTACCACACAACTCCGAAACATGCGTGATAGCCAAAGCACTGCGGCAAGTTCAACATCGCTGGCTAGAAGTCCACCCGCCGCGATTCCTGGACCAGCCCTACCAAATCGTCAAAATCATCACTTACGCTGACACCCGCTTCCACCAGGGCACAATCTACAAAGCAGCCAACTTCCGCCAGGCCGGTCACACCCAAACCCAACCCCGGCACAAAAACACCCGTGACCCAGGACAACACGCCGAGCTGATCCGCTTCATCTATGACCTGAAACCACCAGGAGCCAGGACGTGAACGACTACAACTGCCGCGAATCCAACGGGAGCCTGAAGGTGCTTCACCCAGGCGAATCCCGCAGAGAGCTGTTCTGCCCCGGCTGCGTCTACCTCTCGGCGAACGGGTGCCTGTTCCCGAAACGCACCGGCACCCCAATCGCCACTCCCAAACCGAGGCTATACCACCGAACGGCAGAGCGAAAATATTCAGACCCGGATATGGTCAACACCATCAAGCAGGTGTGGCGCGATATCGGACGCCCACCCGAGATCAAGGACCTCAACGCGGCAGACACCCACCCCAGGGCCAACCACATCTCCAAACGTTACCCGGGCGGATTCCGTGCCGCCCGCGAAGAAGCACGACGACAACTTCAGGAGGAGGAACAATGAAGCAGCTACAAACTCGATGGATCACCTTACGGGGACGCCCGATCAGCGTCCTCACCCAACGGCCTCGCCGCCCCTCTCGCCGTCCCTTCGTCAAGCCAAATGACACGCCCGTCAAGCCGCCCAAACCACCGAAAGGAGCAGGCCGATGAATAGAGTCAAGAAGATCCTCGAAGGCCTCCGCCTGTACCGTGCCTGGCGTGAGGCCCAACGGGCCTACGCCGAAGCCTGCGAAGAGGCCTGCGAAGGTGGCGACCAGGGTAAGGTGAATGACCGCCTCGCCGATCTCAAGACTGCGTATAACGAGTACCAGGAGGCCACAAAATGACCCAAGTCACCCTACCCGAACACGACAACCTGAGCCACGTCTTGCGGGTTCTCCGCATTCCCCACATCGTCTACACCGACGAGAACGGCGTGTCGCTCATGACCGTCACCCTGGACAACGAACGCTACGACGAGCTGCTGGACCTGTGGCACCACCTGACACAAATCCAATACGGCTACGTCGCTCAAATACAGCAGGGCCACCACATCCAACTCGCCCTCCCCCTCCACGCCGACCTGCTAACCACCAGGCTCCCCTGGAACGTGGAGGTGCACCGTGGTGGCTGAATTTCACTACGCCCCCGTCCCGGCGTCCGTCCTGCGCGACCCGACAATCCCTCCGCTGATGAAGGTGCGCTATGCCCTGCTCATCGGCGCCGCCTTCAACAAGCCGGTCCTTAAGCTCAGCCTGGACGCCATCGGCCACCTGTGGGCCAACGCCGAAGGGGAAACCATCTCCGCCGCCAGCGTTACCGCCTACCTGAGCAGGATGACTGAGGCCGGGCTCATCACCCGCTACCGCCGCGGGCGGTTCCAATGGGTCACAGAGCTACTGCAGCTCTACAAGCCCAACACAAACACAACACAAACAACCACAACCACACAAACAACCACTGAGGTGACCCCTACGCCGGAGTCGAGGTCAAAAGTTTTGACCCCTATCCCGGAGTCGAGGTCAAAAGTTTTGACCCCTATCCCGGAGTCGAGGTCAAACGATTTGACCTCGATCCCGGAATCGAGGTCATTAGTAACTAGCAATGGTGTTGTTGTTGATATTGATTCGATCTATGAATCATTAAACCAACAACAACAACAACTAGTCGACTGCCTTGAAAATTTCGAGATTTCGCGTACGCGAGCGATCTGCCTGGCTCAGGATGGCGTTTCACCCCAGGACGCCACCCTGTGGATCGCCTACGCCAAAAAGCAAACGAACCTGATATCCCCTGCGGGCTTTGTCATCAGCAAACTGGCACGCCACGAGCCCCCACCACCCGCCTACTCGTCTCTGGTGTGCACGGTCTGTCACACCCGCCCCTGCGGGTGCGCCGACCAGAACAGGAGGAAAGCAGGATATGACTAATGACAACACGTGGTCGGCATAATCGATAGTTAGACGGAGGCCCGAAATGTGGCTGAAGGCAAAGCAATCCAAATACAAGCACTTTTACAAGAATGGCAAGGCTGTTTGCGGAAGCCCCGCAGTTGCCTACAGCGAATTGGATTGGCACAAGCAAAT